TCACAGTTCTGCCATCATTTCATTAATCTCAAGACCATCGATTGCAGGATCATCCCAACGACAACCGTCAGGAGTTTCTTTAGATCCACACTCCCAAAGAATGCTCACAAGTTGTTGATAGTTTGAACAACGCCTTGCTTCGTGATATAAACCCTCATCATTTCCAATCCAGAGAGCAACATTCCAGGTCTCCCAATTTGCCCAACCGTTGTAACCTTGCATCGGTGAATTCCTGAACACTTAACTACAATACACGATTCTGGGCACAGTGCTCATTTACTGTGCCACTAAAACTATTGGCACATATTGTTTACACTAACTCCTGTTGTTGAAGCATATATTGCTCTTCAGTCACTTCATCAACACATTCCTGAATCACCTGATAGATGTAATCAATATTGCCAATATCGTTGAAGATTCTTTCTGCTAACTCAGGATTGTTATATGCTGGAAATTCTTGCTCTCCATTATTTCCCTCAATCTTACAATCATCGGCAGTGTAAATCCATGCTGCACAGTATGCAGTTTCTCCCTGTTGTTCGATGAGAGTTTCGACGCGATCTTTCAGTTGTTGGAGAGTGTAATTCATGAGAACTTTTTTGAACTTGAAACTACAATACACGAAATTGGTGACCTGTGTGAGAATAGTAGACAGTTCTCGGATTGGCACAGCATTCACGTGAACTGCAGGCATTCTCAATTAGATGATTTTATTGAGAATCAATAAGTCTTATTAATGAGAATAAAAACCAATCCACGAACTGGCACATTAATAAACGTCTGCCAATTCTTTGATGCTAATATATACCTTCTCGTCTCCTTCCAGACCTAGGATATCATTCCAATTGATACTTTCCAGGTCTAGATCATCATAACACTCAATGTCAAGTGTTACACTTACCATGCGTTTGCGTGCCTGTGTATACATGAGAATCTCGTGCGTTGTGTGTGTATATTATAGCATATATGATATTATGTGTGCATGTGTATCTCGCAACTCACACATATCTCGTACATGATTATGCATAATGTCTGTACGCCATCTCGTTGTAATCACATGAATCTCGTGCATACTCGTCATCAATCTCGTATGCTTCTTGTATGTTATATTGAATACGTGCATCTCGCACCATGTACTCACACATCTCGTCGAGATTGTATGTATATAACTCGTTGTTATGCTCGTATGCAAACTCGTAGTCGTTGTAGTACATAAGTCTCGTAGGTGAATCTCGTACTGTGTTATTATAACCGATCACCCACCGTCCGTCAAGCGGGTCTCATAAGCATTATTTATAAGATTTGTGATTTTTATGTGTGGGTTCTCAGATTTTTCCCGTCCCTGTGAGTTGACAAGTGCGGTCCTATGTGCTAACGTCCTAAACTCACAAGAGCCCGGGAGGTTTATCAGAAGGTTACTCACATAAGGTAGGAAGGTTTATCAGAAAGTTACTGTGAGGTTACTATAGAGTATCTGGGAGGTTACTATGGAGTTACTAGAAGATTTAATTCTCAATAATAAAAACTTATTGAGAATAAAAAAAGTCTTTATTTATATTTAATCTAATAATAAAGAAATGGATTGTTTACTATCAAAAAAGGAAAGCATTCTATAAATAAAGTAAAGTATACAATCATAACATGGCAATAGGAACAATATATCTCATCATCAATAAGGTCAATGGATACAAATACATTGGAAAAACAACACAAACTGTGAATAACCAATGGAAACAGCATATTGATGAATCTAGACGTATGAGTCCATATCCATTACATCGTGCTATGAGAAAATATGGTACACATCAATTTTTATTAAGAGAAATAGAAGAATGTGATGTGAATAAGTTAGATGAAAGAGAACAATATTTTATTAAAGAGTATAATACCTTTAAAAGTACAGAAGGATATAATATACCCATCTCTAATCAAGAAACAACGAATAAACCATCAGAATCTCCACCTCATCATAAATGGGGATTTCATTTAGAAGAAAATCGTGGTAATGGTGAGCATTTTAGAGCACAACTTATGAGTGTTAATATAGAAACAGGAGAAGAAAGAATATGGAAGAGTGCAAGTGAAGCAGCAATAGAATTAACTGATAATAGAAAGAAATGTGGTAATATTATTCGTGCGGCAGATAATGGATACAAAGCATATGGTTACTTATGGAAGAGATTAGAACCATCTAAACATCATACAAGTGTATATGGTATCAATAAAGTTAATTGGTCAAGAACACCCACATATAAAAGTATTAGTGAAGCAGTTCGTATTCATGGTGGAAATATAAGTGATAGTGGTTTAAGAAAATCATTAAACAATCCCCGTAAGTATAGTTGGAAAGGTTTTTATTGGTATAAGGAATAAGTACCACTATCGTTTCTTAACATATTCAAGTTCATTCCAATATTGTGAAGGACAAACTACAAGTATATGAGTCTTCTTATGTTTTGATACTAATTCATCCGGTTTATCCTTTGTTCCAACTTCAATCGTAATGTATGCAGTATCAAAAAAATAAACCCATCCTTCTACAGCATTTTCTTTCTTGTTCCACCTTACATAATCATCCAATTGAGGTTGGTACATTCTTTTACTTCTCTCTTACAACACGAATACTCTCAGGATTATAACCTTCTCTGAACAATTGATTCAGAATCTGTGTAGCCTGCTGTTTAGTTAGATTACCGTGATTATCAATTTGAAACCATCCATTGGTTCTCTCTTCTTCGATTCGATAAAGTTGTTCTTCCATTTAAATTAAGTCGTGAATACATCGATGATACCAGACTCATACTCATCAGTCAACTTGAACTTCTGAGCATTGATGACCTTTTCCATAATTAATGACACATAGGTTTCATCGAAAGACTCCTCCTCTGATAAAATCTGAAATGCTTCCATATCAGTCTCAGCAATTAGATTAATCAGTCCACCATACTCAGAAGATGGAAAGGGAACCCAATAGTCAACAATATAGAGTGATTTCATCTGTGTTTATAAATTACTGTTCTATTTTAGTTGAATTATCAGAGTTTGTCAAGCAAGTAAGTTGCCTTTCTAATTCACATTTAATCGGTATCAAATGAGAAGTGAAAAAAGCAAAATACGGTCCATCAGATAGAAGTTCTGTCAGATTATCAATTTGTATGAGTGCCATATGTAACTTAATCTCTTGATTCATACAAACTCCGACATATAATAATCCACCGTAACCTCTAATTCGGCAGCCTTCATTTCATAAAACTGATTCGTATATTCCTCCGCCTCTTTCCATTGTTCATAAGAATGAATGTTATCTTCGGCATGATCCATAAAATCCTTGAAGGCACAGAGAAATTGTTTGATGTCTTCTTTGTTCATAATCATACCATAAATGAAAGAATTGTTAGAGGTGGTTCTGCAATCTGCATTGCACTATAGGCAGTCGTATTCTCTATCTCTACCTTATCTCCTGACTTGGTGGCATTGATAGGCGCATGATAGCACTCTTTCTTTCTATCATAGAAACCCCAGATGGATTTGGGAGTTTTGTCGGTATAAGAAAACTTACCATGATTGTAAATCCAGATAGCAAGAAGATTACGGTTGAAAGATGTAACCTCATAAGAATATCCTTTGGGTGGATCATACGGAAAATCTTTCGGAAGTTCAAATGCCATTATACCACCATTGGTTGTTGAAAATAAAGTCCCGCACACTTCATCATATCAATCAATACCGATTGAATTGCTTCCAGTTCCTCAATATCAATCTCACTCTCCCAAAAATCGATAATATCAAACTCATCAAAGTTAATACTATTATCCTGATAGATTGGAGCAGAAAAGAGTTCACCCTCCGTACAAACAGTGTAGATACATCCGTGGTCCTTAACTGTCAGAAATACACCAGAGAAATTGATTGCCATGAGAACAACTGAAAAACGACGATTACAATGAAAGCAAAAAGATAAAATATCAGCAGTACACTGGAGAGTAATCTTTGCCAGTGTATGCTTCCAGATTAAAATCAGTCACGGTGGCACCATTGGCAATGTAGTTGTTCACATCATATACCATATCAGATTTGGTACGGGTGGTG